CAAGAGATGAATCCAGAGGCAATTACAAAACATCCACAGGTCATGTCAATATCACTGATCTAATAGGCTGGCATAATGGCAAGAAGCTGTCAGGTAGGCACACAAGCTACACTAGCACATGTCACATTATAAGCAGGTTGTGTGAGGTGAATAGAAAAGTTGTGGAGTATAGAAAAAACAGAGGACGCTTACCCTGCTTTTCAATACACAAAGATTTTAGACTAAATCAGAGCATGTCATCAATTATTAAAATTCAAGGAAGGGTAAAATACTGGTACAAAGTGAAGATGGACAATGACCAAGTCAGATATCTGCAGATAATCACAAAAAGAGCTGGGAAATATCATCATGAGTACACTGTCTTCTCAGGAAACAAACCTACACCGTCAAAAAAAGGTGATACCTGTTCCCATGTCATGCTAAATGATCAACAGGACTTAATTTTCTGCTCTCTCTTTGAGGAAAATGGGATGATTTTTTTGTGCCTGACAGAACAAGCCAGCTCAAACAGAAACAGGAACCACAAAGTGATGCCACTATGCCATTCTTCCATACAGTTCAGAACAACAATTAATCTGGGGACAGTAGAGAGACTGCCAGTGGGTTACGAAGATGAAGAGAGGATTGAATCTCAGGCAGGTGATGATAGCTTGTTTTTGAAATTCCCTGACACAAATGACAACTCCTTTCCATTTGAAAAGATAAAGGTTTCCAACATTGTTGATGAAGTTGACGCTTTAACACAAATTGAAGGAATAGACCTAAAAATAACAACTGATAACAAGGATGATATCCTTTTTGGAGTGGAGCTTTTTGAGGACATAGAAAATTTCTTTAAAGAGAATCCTCCAGATGAGCCTCCAGACGATGGTTCTGATTCTGATGAAGATGATGTGTGGTCTGAACCTAGTTTCATGACAAATGAGCATTCCACATCAACAACCTTGGAGAGAGTGAACTACTCTTTAGCCAACTCATTGAGGAAGAAAAGCAATGATGAGTGTTCAGGTTATCTAGCCAGGTCCAATTCTGAAAGGCAAGGTCAACCTAAACTAAGACATTCATATGAGCTTAAGATACCGATTGAGATGGATCTTCCACATTACGACTTCAACACCACTATTGAAAAATCAGCTATGAGCCAATTCTTGGATGAGCTAGACAAACTGCCTCACCACAAAAGAATCTGGACATATGATTTCCTTAGAGAAGTTGTCAAGGTGGCAGCGTCAAGA